CTTTGAAGATGCAGGTGCTCCAACAAGTGAATTACAGGCAGTTCTCAACACTGAATCCGGAATGAAAATCCGCAACCTTACACAGTTACAGAAAATCAATGAAGCAGGTGAAACATCACTTCTTCGCAGAGGGGTTCTCGGTGACTTGTTTGGATTTACTCTCCGTGAATCAGCTGGAATGAAGCATACAAAGGGTTCCGCAAGTGGATACCTCGTAAACGGTACAGCATCAAAAGGTGATAAAGATATTACTATTGATACAGGTTCTGGCGATTTCGCTGCAGGCGATGTCATAACATTTGCAGGTGATACAACTCTCTATGTTGTAGCAAGTGCAACCGCAACAAAGCTTACACTTGCTAATCCTCTTACAGCAAATGTTGCTGATAACACAGCTATTACAGTACAGGCATATAAACCAAACGTATGTTTCTCACGTGGTTCTATTGTACTTGCAAACCGTGTACCTTACGTTCCTGGTCGTGGGGACAACGCAATTGATCGTCAGATTATTACAGACCCACTTACTGGGATTCCTTATGAACTTGCAGTATGGGGCGGTGCATATCAGAATAGCGTAACTATTGCTACTGCATGGGGTGTCAAGAACATCAAGGCAGAAAACACAGTTGCACTGCTCGGCTAAAAACTAAGCCCTCGAAAGAGGGCTGGGAGTTAGAATGGCAACAGTAAAGATGAAAAAAGGTGATAAATATGCAGACATATATGATTCACCTGAAATGATTGCAGGGGCAGAAGCTGACGGCTATGAACTTGTAAACAAAGAAAAAACTCCTGAAAATGCAGAATCTGATTCAGGAGATAAAGAAACACAGACTGTAAAGCGTGGAAAAACACCAAGACAGTAGAAAAGAGGGCAGAGATGATAGTTGAAGATGGGACAGGATTAACAGACGCAAACTCTTATGTAAGCGTTGAGTTCGCTGACGACTATTTCTCTGCCCGTGGTGTTTCTGAATGGGCTGACCTTGAAACGGAAGTCAAGGAACAGTTTCTGATAAAAGCCACTGATTACATCGACAGTATTTTTCAGTGGTACGGAAAAAAAGAGTTTGAAAATCAGGCATTGAGATTTCCGAGGGTGGAACTCCACGACTATGAGGGAGCGGAAATATCGGGAATCCCGCTTTGTCTTAAACAGGCTGTATGTGATGCTGCACAGATTGCAACAAACGGAGAACTGTTTCAGTCTAGTGATGTAAACGGAGATGTAGTAAGCGAGAATATAACATCACTTGCATTTACCTATAGCAAGACGGAACGCACGATAACAAGCAGGACTTTGTACGATTCAATCAACACTAAACTTCGTGGATTGTTCAAAGATAACACACAGAACCGTATTATAAGTGGAAAAGTAGAGCGTGTATGAACTATCAGAAATACGCTGACAAGGCATTTAAAAAAATAAAGAAATACGGCTCTACGATAATAATTACTCATTCTGGAAAGAAAGAGTATGACCCAGCAACAAATGCCTATGTTGACAACGGAACTTCTGTAACAGGTGTTGCAATTCAGAGAAACTATCAGCAGGGGGATATTGACGGAACGAACATTAGAATGGGCGATATTCAGTTTATGGCTTCCCTTAACGGAAAACCTCAGAGCAACGACACTATAGAGTTTGAGGGAAAGAATTATACGGCAGTTAACGTATCTGCACTTGCACCAGACGGCAAGACAGATATTTTTTATACAATACAGGCGAGATAAATCATGATGAGTGGAAAATCAGACAGAAGAATCAGAAAAGGTTTGAATAAAATTGTTCGTGAACAGCAGCTGAGCAAAAAGCAGATTGCAGAAGAGCTTGCAAGAGAACTTCTTAACTCTCCGTTCAAGTATCGTTTCTTGTTTGCAATGAAGCTGATTTTTCACAGAAGGAGAAAGTAAATGGCACAGTGGTCTTTAGATTTGAATGAATACGCAAAAAAGAAGCAGGTGGAAATAAAAGAAGTCCGCAAGGCTTATGCTTTTGCACTGTATTCTTCAATCGTAAAAAAGACACCTGTAGATACTGGCCGTGCAAGAGGAAACTGGAATATTTCGGTAGGACATGATGATACAACAGTGAAGGAAACAACTTCACCGCAGTATAAAAGCACAGGACAGTTACCTGAACCAAAAGGAGATGAATCAATTTTTATCTCAAACAATCTGCCGTATATAACAACGCTTGAATATGGCGGATTTCCAAACCCACCCAAAAAAGACGGTGGTAAAACAGTAAACGGTTATTCAAAGCAGGCTCCAGAAGGAATGGTGGGAGTAACGCTTGCGAATAATGAGAATATATTTAATGCGGCTGTAAGGAGCGTGAAGAAATGACGGAGTTTGACATACAGAAATGTCTGTTTGACCATTTTCTTACGCTCAATGAGTTTTCGGGAATTGAGTACATTACAGAAAGTAACGTGCATTTTCCGAATAGACAGTTTGCGGTACCAGATGATAAACGCTGGTTTGATTTAAGTGTGCAGAACGCAGAACCGACAGATGCTTTTCTTATGGAAAACAGTCAGTACCGTTTTGCAGGAACTTTTAAGATAGACATTTACACTCCACAGGATTGCGGAGAAGAAGAATGTCTCAATAAATACAGTTGGATAGCAAGGCTGTTCAACGATGCAGAACTGGAAGTTGTGGACATTATGAAAGTCTACATCTCTACTAAGGGAAATGATGCCGACTATTACAGATTGCAGGTAACAATCGAATGGACGGCAGATATAGATAAGGAGTAGCCGAAGGTCAAACGCTATTACAAACAAAATTAAGACTTATTTTACAACGTTGATTGGAAAAGAAGTTGATGGTGAAATTCCAGACGGAATTGAAATGCAGCCGATGAGGTGTTCTGACAATACAGTTGCAGGAACAGCGGAGGAAATTACCTCTGATGTAATTCTTCCTGATACACGTATCCCTTCAACACCGGAAATCGGAACTGAATCAAACTCCGGTGATTTAAGCACTGAATGGAACATTGATGAACAGGATGACTTGTTTGCGGCTGTTTTCTGTGGAGCATGGGAAACAAACGGAAATAAAAAAACTCTCACGCTTGGAGATGTAGCAAATTCATTTGCAATGTTAAAAAAATACCCCCAGGCTCCACTTGCATGGCAGTTGTACACAAAAGAATATGTAAATCAGCTTACGATAGATTTTGCAACAGATGCTTTTGTAAAACTTACATGGAATTTGATGGGTTCAAATAATCCAAGAAAGGTTTTTGCAGACCCTCTTGCAGACAAGAATCCTGTTTATAAAGACGCTTTGAAAACTAAGTCATTCCTTACAAAAAAAGGTTGGCTTAAATACGGTGATGACGTAAACAGTCTTGCTGCAGTACGGCAGTCTCCGTCAATGCAGGTAACTATCAACAACAACCTTGAAAGAACTCCGGCACTGTTTGAGGAAGAAAGTATTGAAAACTCTCTCGGTGATTTCCTCGTAGAAGGCTCATTTAATGTTTACAACGTAGATGATTTAGGACATCAGATTTACAACGATGCTGTTGAGGGAAAAGACAAGGTTTTACAGGTAAGGGTTCAGAGAACAGTAAACGGAGTTACTACTTCTTATACCCTTACATTGAATGTACATCTTAAAGCACCTTCAGAAAGCAAGAACGGAAACAAATTGCAGTTCTCTGTTCCTTTCACAATGAACGATGACAAAGATTTGCTTCTTGAAAAAGAGGTAAGCGGAGGTGCAACAGTTGATGCTGAAACACCGACTTTCTCTGAAACTTTGGAAGATGAAACTGTAAGTGAAGATTCAACAAAAGTTCTTGACGGAACTGCAACAGTTACAGACGGAGGAACGATAACCTATCAGTGGTACAAAGATGATGAGGTTATCGCAGATGCGACAGAAGCAACATATTCTGTTGACACTTCTGAAACTGGTTCTGCAACATACAGAGTTACGGCAACAAATACCAATAATTCTGCTACAGGCTCAAAGACTGCAAATGCAAGTCAGAGCTGTACGATAACGGTTGAATAAAGGCTGAACGGCTCGCCTTAATGAGCCGCTTCTAAGGTTTGACTTGTGAAATCTTGAATAAGACGTAGCTTGTTTGAGTAACCTAGTTTATCGGTTTAGAAAAAGCCGAATGTCTTTTTGGGGTATAGACTAAAAAGAAACCACATTCATCGCAGTGTAATGAAAAGGCATCATGCGTGGCTCCTTTCCACGTCTTCGGGGTTCGATTCCCTGCACTGCTATAGGTTCTTGTTTCCTGAACCTCTTTAAAAAATATGTGGCAATACGGAACTAGACGTATGGCAGTCTGGACAGACAGACAACTTTCATATTAAGGAGAAAAATTATGTCAAAGAAAATGTTTAATCTTGTTGCAGGAATAACAGGCGGTCTTGCCACTATTGCAACGGCAGTAATTACATACTTTCAGCCACAGTATGCAACAGCCATAGTCGGATGTGTAGGCATCGTTGAAACGGCAGTTATTGAATGCTGTTCACTGTTCAGAAAGGACTAAATAGTCTGTTAAAGGCAAAAATAAGCCCATACAGAGGCTTTTTTTTATAAAACATATAAAAACATCAATTCAAAGGAGGAATTGAAATTATGGCAGATTTAAGCTGTTTCGCAACAAAAGACAGGGCAGATGAAGGAGTAATCCTTCCGGTAAAAATCAAGGGAACAAAGATTCCTCTTGCAGTAAAGGTATACGGTTCAGATTCAGATGCAGTCATTGAACACGACAAGGAAAAAATCAGAAAACTTGGTCTCGGTAAAAAGGGAAAGAATGAAGTTGATGAAGATGCAGTTGAAGAACTTCTTGAACACCAGGATGATGATTATGTCGTAAGGATTGGCGGTCTTTATTCATATGACTGGAAAAAGAAAAAGACAGTTGATGACCCTGTTATTCTGTTCGGTAAGGAACTTAAAAATGATGAAGAATCATACAGATTCCTTATTGAAAAAATGCCTTCCATTAAGGAATGGATAAAGGAACAGAGTGATGACCGTGACAATTTTTTAGGGTAAAGGAAGAAGAACTTGAAAAAGCTGTAAAGCAGTTTTTCTTCCTGCATTATCCAACGTCACGTAAGGTTGGTGACGGAAAGAGGATTTCACGGACAAATGCAGAAGACAGGGCTGAACTTATTGAAACATTCGGAGAGGAATGTCTGGAAACAAAAGATTATGAATATCTGCGTGACCCTGACATTCCTTTCTGTTTTCTGTGGATATTCAATTCATTTCTTGAAATATTCAATCACAGCGGAGAAAGTGTAACGTGGTCAGACATAAAAGACTGGGCTGACATGAGGAACGTTCGTTTGCGTCAAATCGAAATAGATTATATACTAAAGTGTATAGCGTGGGCTAATGCTCAGATTAAGGTAATGCGTGATGATGAAGAATCAGAGGGCAGGGAGAATGATGAAGGGCAGACATCAGCAGATTAGTTCTTGAAATAGACTCAAGTGGTGTAGTTAAGGCATCAGGTGATCTTGATATTTTCAGCAGGAAATCTAAGGAAGCCGGAGATTCAGCATCACATGCTGAAAAAAACATTAACGGTCTTAATGATATTGTCAAGTCTCTTAATCCGTCTACTTTAGCAGCAGTTGCAGGAATAACAGCCCTTGTCGGAGCATTGAAAGGACTTAAATCATTCAGTTCCAGTGTCGTTGACATGGCATCTCACTTTGAACAGACGCAGAAAAAACTTGAAACGCTTTTGCAGTCATCAGAAAAGGGAAAGGCTCTTTTTGAAGACTTAAGAAAGTTCTCGTTTGATACGACATTCGGTGTTGATGAACTTGCTGACGCTGGTTCTGAACTCATCAATGCAGGCGTTGCAGTTTCTGACTTGCAGAAACGCCTTAAAATGCTTGGTGATATTGCAGGCGGAAATAAGGCAAAGTTTGCCGAACTTTCAAGCATATACAGTAAAATCATATTACAGGGAAAGGCAGGTTCTCAGGTTCTCTCTCAGTTCAACATCCGAGGTGTTCCGCTTAACAAGACGCTGCAGGAAATGGGAGTTGTCGGTAGTGCAAGTGCTGAACAGGTAACAAAGGCACTTGAAAAGCTTACTGCAGAAGGCGGACAATTCCATGATGCAATGAACAACATCATTGACACCATAGAAGGTAAGCGTGGATTTATTGATGATACGCAGAAAGAAATCCTTGTAAACTTCGGTGAAATGACCGGAATGACGGATGCCTACAAACTTGCACTTGATGTTCTGTATGAAGTGCTGGATAAAATCAATAATGCCCTCATGTGGATAAACGAGCATCCGATTGTTAAGGGGCTTCTTGCAGGTGTATTTGCTACTGCTGTCGTTGGACTTGTACAGATAATACTTACTAACCTTATTCCTGCATTAACGGCACTTATTGTAAAATTGACAGCTGTTGCAAGCTTAAAAGCAATAATCAATCCGGCTTCACTTATCGCAGGCGGAGTTGTAGCAGGTATTGTCGCTATCACTGCAGCACTTGGTGATTCAGATAGTAAAGCAAAAAAACTGAAAGATAGTTTTAATGGAATTGAAAATAAAACTTCGAGTGTTCTCGACAATCAGATATCATTAAATGAACTTCTTGATATAGAAATACAAAAAAGAATATTACTCGGACAAATAACAGAAAATCCAACTAAAGACGAAACTGAATATGAAAGAAAAATTGAAGAATTAAAAAAAGCAAAATCTTTTGTAGAACAGTTTGAAAGTTCTAATGATTTCGTAGTCGCAGACTGGAATATGTCCAATGGTAATCAGGCAAATCTTGATGAGACCTATGCTAAAATTGAAAAAATTCAAAAAGTAATGAATACTCTTAAAGACAGAGGTGCTAAATTATATTCTCCATGGGAATATACAGAAGATAATAATTTCAGAAAAGTAAAACTTTTATCAGGAGGATATGAAAAGACACCGCTTTCAAAAGATGATATATTGTATAAAAGAGCGTATGACGAACTTAATGTCTTAAATGAACTTATTCCGTCTCTTCAAGTTCAAGTTGAACTTGAAAATAAACTTAGTGAATATAATCAGAATAAAAATAAAATTGATATCCTTGAAAGAGAAATTGAACTTATAAATGATGAAAATGAAGCGACAAAAAAACTTTTATCAATTTCTCCAAATAAAACAGATTATGATAAGTTACTAGAAATCAATAAAGCAAAAGATGTATTAACTGAATCAAAAAAAATAAAAGGGTTTACGGAAGTATATGAAAATGGTGTACTTAAATTAAAAGAAGATTTACTTATAAATATAGACCCTTCGTACAAAGCAAAGATTGACCAGGTTAAAAAATATATAGACGGTCAGGAATTTAATTTAAAAATAAAACTAAAAAAAGAACGCATGGAAGACTATCAGAAAGCTCTTGCAGAAGTATTCAACTTCTCTGATAAGGAAATACTCGCAGGTTTTGCAGATAAAGGAGCAACGGCAGTTGACAAGTTTATAAAAAATACGAATAAAAAGTTTGAAAGACTTGAAGGTATTGCAGATGTTCTCGGACTTGATAAACTCGATATTGCAAAAGATAAAATTGATTACATTAAAGACGCAATACAGGAAATTCTCGAATCAAAGGATGAAAACGGAAACTACATCTGGGGACTTGATGAAAATACGATTAATCTGTTGAAAGAATATCTTAAATTAACAGAAACTCAAAGTGCAGGTTCGACTTCATCGAAAACATCTGCATCATTTGGTAATACAGATTTAGTTGGACAATTAACATCTTCACTTGAAGAAGCATTCAAAAAAGCATTTGAGAATAATAAAGGATTTGGTGAAGGATTTAAAAATGGCATTCAAGATTTTGTTAAAAACATTGATTGGGCATCTTTTGGAATTGGAATGCTTATACAGGCTATTTCTAAATTAGCAGAAGCTATTCAAAACCGAATGGCAGAGTTTGATGATACTGGCATAGTATTAAATCCATTTGATGCAGTTGCAAAAAAATTAGATGGACTTATACAGAGTTTTGTTGAATTTCAAGAAGTTGTAAATAATTTTTCGATGGAAGGTCTTGGAGGTCTTTTAGAACTTATAGGTTCTATATTTAGAGTAATAGGTAAATTTGGTGAATTATTTTTTAAGGCATCGAGAATGTTTAGTATACCTATTCTTCTTATTGTGAAATTACTCTCAAAACTTGCCTCTGTAATAGGTTGGTTTGCCGACTGGCTTGATAATTTATTTGATAATTGGTTTGGTTGGGTTGACGATTTATTAGGAAGTGGAGAAGAGCTTGTTGATGCACAAGAGGAAGAAGCCGAACGTTTACGCAGACTTAATGACCAGTATTCTGCATTGTATGATGCCATAAAGGAACAGGAAGCATATTACTTACAGAAAAAAATGGAAATAAACGCTGGTACATATAAGGAAAATGTAACCAAAGTTAATGACATGATTCTCACTCCGAAAGGAACTTTCTCGACAAGTCCGCAGGATACTATTCTTGCAATGAAGCACCCTGAGAATCTTATGAACAGCAGAAGCGGAATATCTGTTACAATAAATGATTATGCAGGAAATAATATTGAAACTTCTACAGATGACTACGGAAACCTCATTGTAAACATCAGCAGAAGAATAGCGGAAGATTACGCATCCGGTTCAAACGGTTGGGAAAATGCGTACAACCGAAGAACCGTTGCTTTGCAAGGAAAAGCTTACAGTATTTAATCTTCTTTATCGATTATGTGAATAACAAGAATATCGAACATTGGAAAATCTTTATGCTCTAATTCATAAGAAAACTTACCGTCAAATTCAGCTGGTAGGTTTACAGAAATAAATGTATCTTTTTTTGTTTTCTTGTTAAAAGTACAAGTATCATCTATATCTTTTATAATGAATGTACCGAGAATACCTTTCTGTATGAACTCTTTATCAGATTGTTTTTCAATTTTGTAAAGTTTTCCTGAAAATTCCTTTACAGAACTCATATTATGTATCTGTACTTGATTGTAATCATCTTCTGGAACTTGAATAATAAACTGTTCCGAATAGCAAAACATAGAAAGTGCAATAAGAATGATAAATGTTAATATTTTTTTCATCTCAAACCTCTAAAAAAATATGATGTCTTAAATAGTACACCTATAAAGCTAAGTTGTCAAAAACAAATATGTCTTATATAATACAGTCAGGTGGTAAAAGAAGGGTAGCATTTCCAGCAGGCGTAAGAAAACGCATTCTCAGAAATTCATCATGGACAGGTATCTCAGCAGTACGTGAAGACAAAACACGTTCAGGCAAGACAAAGCGTATGCTTGCTTCAAGCATGGCAAAAAGACCGTTTTCAGTAAAAATGCGGTTTACTTATGCAGAATACCTTATTTTTGATAACTGGTATAATACTGTATGCTATAAAGGTCTCAATTCATTTGCATTTCCACAGATAGATAGAATCAACGGTGCAGAAAAAGAATATAGATTCGTAGCAGGTTCAGCACCACAGTACACCAATCCAAGCGGAAAATTGATTGAATGCTCAATGCAGTGGGAGGAAGTATGACCGAACTTGCTAAACAGCAGATGTTAAGGCAGCAGATGCACGCTATGTTTCCGTACTTCATAAAGATTGAGCATGAAGATTACGGCACGTTCTATTACGTCAATGCAGATGAAGATATTGAATATGACAATCAGACGTACATGGCAGTAACATTTTCAATACAACCGCCTGACAAGTCAGAATCAAAAATAGGAGATGCTAAACTTACTTTCTCAGCAATATACAATAATCGTGAATGGGTAAAAAAAATACGTGATACTGTAAAGCGTGGAAAGATAACTCTCACAGGGATGATTGTTTACTCTGCTGAAAATGTTGTAGACGGCATCGAACCGATTTATGATACGGAGTTTACGCTTACTGACGTTTCATGGGATGAATCAACGTTATCATGGACAATGAAGTTTGATGAAGGAATGGACATAGTAATGCCGTGTGATACTCTTGATGAAATTATATGTCCGGGTGTTGTATGACGTATACAGATTTGCTAGGCATAAAGTACAGACCTCACGGAAGAAATAAGAAAGAAGGCTTTGACTGCTATGGTCTTGTAATTGAAGTATTGAAACGGAACGGCATAGATTTTCCTGACCTGTACTATGAATCGATAAGGGACACTGAGCGTCTGTGCATGGCATTGAAAAATAAAGTGATAGAACCGATTGAAATGCCTGAAGTAAACTGCATAATTGAAATAACAAACTGCGGAGAGCCGTCACACATGGCGGTATATATAGGAGACGGATACATGATACATACAAGCATTGCAACAAATGTAGTAATTGAACCCGTCAGACATTATGAACATCGGATAAAGGGGTACTGGAAGGTCAACAGTTAATTTATTCAGAAGTCTTTTTAACACGCAGCCGGAACAGATATATGTATCTGGAGAAAAGGCGGTAAAGGACTGCATAGATATTGATTTTGAAAATGCCATAATCTCAGTAAACGGATATAAGAAAACAAAGGATTATATCCTCAAGCCTGATGATGTCTGTACAGTCAGGTGTATGCCAACAAATAGTTATGCTCAAAATCAATTATCATGGTTTGGTGGTAAAATAGTACAATTTTTTCAGCATCCATATTATTTCTGGCGAGCAGTAGGCAGAAAAATTGTCAGTTGGCTTAAAATAGATGAAGATGCAACTGCAAACACAAATGAACTTGAACAGATACCGACACTTTCAGGAGCAAAGAATCAGAGCGGCTATGGAAAAGTAATACCACTTGCACTTGGACGGCATCAGTATACGCCATGCTACTGCGGAACAC